AATGATTGTAACTCGTATTGGTAAAGGATCTAAAATGATTATTTGTGGTGATGATGCTCAGGTAGATTTAAAACAAAAACGTGATTCCGGATTTAAATTTTTATATGCTGCTGCTAAAAAAATAAAAAATCTATCAGCAATTACTTTAAAATTAAATCATAGAGATCCTATTGTAGAAGATTTAATTAATCTATATAATGATGCATATAACCAAGGTTTAAGTTTAGGAACATCAGGTACTACAGGAAATTCTAAAAGATAGGAATGAAACATAGCTTTTTAATATTTATATGAAAAAAGCATGGCAACTTTTACTTCCCAAATATTTGAAATTTTAACATTAAATGGAGATAATGTAGGTTCTTCTGTTACTCAAACAATTAATAATATTAATTATGTTGATAATAGAATATTAAGTGTTCCTTCAGGATCAGTTACTACATTATTTTCATTTGATAATGTACCTGGAGCTGGTACTTTTGTAACAAGTAGTATTCAGTATGTTAGAGTAACTAATAATTCTACAATTACACCAGTTAAAATAATTCTAGAATCTACATTTGTAAATACAGCATCGTTTACGTTTAATAGTGCTAGTGTTGCTAATTTAGTTCAACCAACTGGTTCCTTTATTATAAATGGAATAACAATAGCTATAACAGGCAGTCCATCTCCTACAAATACAGCTACAACAATATTTGTAGCTTCAGGTTCATCTCCCTCTAACACAATAACAGCAGTTGTAACAGCCTTTAATGTTAGTAAATCTATTTACCCATATGATACTCCATTACAGTATATCACATCAAGCATATCCTCATCAACTGGTATATTTTTTAATACAATTAATCCTATTGGGGTAGTAGGAAATTCATACTACCTAACCTCAGGAAGTATTACAACAAATTTTACTGGTGGTTTAGGTGCTAATGAAACTATGAGTTATTCAATTGCTACTGGTAGCTCATATATGATATCTACAAGTAAAATGACAGGAAGTAATAGTGGTTTATCTTATAATGATATCAAATCTGTAAAAGTACAACCTTCAAGCAGTGCGGCAAGTATAGAATATTATATTGTAACAACCTAATAAAAAAATATGTCTAATATTCCAATTTGGCCCGGTTCATCTTCATTTGCTCAAGTATCAGCATCTTATTATGATTTAAATATATGGCCACCACCAACCCCTTTTGGGTTTTATGATAGTGATTCTCAATTTAAAACAGATGCTAATAAAGTAGCTAATTTTTGTGCTTTGCGTTTAGGTTATCCTATTGAAAACGTCGAATTACAAGATATTAACTTTTGGGCTGGATTTGAAGAAGCTGTTACTATATATGGTAATGAATTATATGCCTACCAAACTAGAGATAACTATTTATCTTTAGAAGGTGCTTCTACATCAGTAGATGTAAATACAGACATAGTTACTCCTACAATGGCTACTATTGTTAGATTATCACAACAATATGGTGAAGAAGCAGGTGCTGGTGGTAATGTGACTTGGTACAAAGGTCGATTAACATTAACACCTGGAGTTCAAGATTATGATTTATCTTTATGGGCTAAAGATCAAGGTATTATTGGGGGTATAGAAATAAAAAATGTATTTTATCAAGCACCTCCAGCAATTAATCAGTTATATTCAACATCACTTTTAACTGGACAAGGTGGTTTAGGGGGTGTTCCTCCTGCTGGTTTATATGGTTTTGGATATGGATATGCAAACTATCTTATGATGCCTACAAGTTTTACTATGCAAAACATTCAAGCAATTGAAATGCAAAACCAAGTAACACTTTCAAACTATACCTTTAATATTGTAAATAATATTTTATCAGTATTCCCTGTACCCGGTACAGGATTTGCAGGTAGTGATTTTGACGGAGGAGAAGATTTATGGTATGGTCAATATTTAGTATTTGATTTTATTAAAATTCAAGATAGAATAGATGCTGCTTTTGCTGATGGTACAAATAAAATATCAAATACTTCAAATGTACCTTATGTAAACCCAGTTTATTCAAATATTAACTCAGTAGGTAGAAGTTGGATTTTTGAATATACATTAGCTAAAGCTAAAGAAGTATTAGGATTAGTAAGAAACAAATATTCATCAATTCCAATACCTGGTTCAGAAGTAACATTAAATGGTAATGAATTAGTATCATCAGCTACTGCTGAAAAAGAAGCATTAATTTTAAGATTAAGAGAATATTTTAATGAAACTTCACGTCAAGCATTACTTGAAAGAAGACAAGCAGAATCAGTAGCTAGACAAGCTGAATTAAATCAAGTACCAATGACAATTTTTATAGGATAATATGGCATTATACGGAGGAGCAAGAGATATAAGCATGTTTAGAAGAATCAACCGAGAGTTGATGGGAAACATTATATCTCAAGAAGTTATCTACTATAAATATAAAGTTGCACAATCTAAAACTAACATGTATGGTGAAGTTGTTGATGGAAGATATTTTGCTGATCCTGTTATGTTATTTTCTCTTGTAGAAATAGGAGGTACAACTTCTCCAACAAGTGATTTAGGTGTTGATTTTGATTGGCCTATTACTTTTAGATTTTTACGTGATGATTTACTCACAGCACTTAATTCAGCAAACCAAGGTCAAGGATTTGGTCCTTTCCAAGCTCAACCTATTCAGTATGGAGCAAGTATACATCCTGAAGTAGGAGATATTATACAATTCCAAAATGGATATTGGGAAGTAGATAATACTAATGCTACTCAATTCTTTATGGGTAAAGACCCAGAATATCCTTATTATGATGCTGCTGGAAATAATCCATTAAATACAGGATTAGAAAATTTTGGATATAATGTAGACATAGAATGTGTTTGTCATTATGTACCATCAGATAGATTAAATATTATTAATTCAAGAATGTAATGGCTCCTGTAAGAAAACCAACTCCTCCAACACAAAGGGATCTTAGTTTAAAACAACACATCCCTGATTATCCTCAACAAGGAGATCCTAATTTATTTTCTGAAAAAGGAAATAGATCATTACAAACATCTTTTAGAGGAGATAATACTAAACCATTTTCTGTTGGTATTAAAGATATCGATGAATCTGTATTTTACTATTTTAATAATGTAATACAACCTTTTGTAATACAAAATGGTCAAAGATTATCTGTTCCTCTTATATATGCTTCACCTGAAAAGTTTAAATCATATCAACGTGATGGATATTATAGAGATCAAAATGGAAGAATACAAGCACCTTTAATTGCTATTAAACGTGAATCTATGGATAAAAATAGATCAATAGCAAATAAATTAGATGCTAATAACCCTAATAATTTTGGAGTATTTACTAAAAAATATACTACTAAAGAAGCTTATGATAACTTTACAGTATTAAATAATAGAACTCCATCTAAAACATACTACGCTGTTGTAGTTCCTGATTATTTAACTATTACTTATTCATGTACTGTTTTTACATATTATGTAGAACAGTTAAATAAAATAATTGAGGCCATTGAATATGCTTCTGATGCTTATTGGGGAGATCCTCAATTATTCCAATTCAGAGCAATGATTGATTCTTTTGGTTTTCAAACTGAATTATCTAATAATGAAGAAAGAATAGTACGAAGTACATTTAATATAAAATTAAACGGATACATAATCCCTGATACTATACAAAAAGATATGACTGCTATTAAGAAATTTGACGAAAGATCTAAAATTATATTCTCGGTTGAAGCAACAAGTAATGAAGCTATATTCACAGGAACTGTTGGTGAAACAAGAATTATTACAGAAACACCAAAAGTAAAAGAAGCTCAGAAAAGAACAACTTCAATCGGATAAGGCCAATATTTATATAGGATAATTAATTAATTAATGGCCAAAGTTAGATTCCTCGATCAGGTTCCAATAGGTGTTTTCCAAGCTACCCCAGATGGTGGTCTAGGTGCGGGAACAATAGATATATATCAAAATGGTGTATTAGTAAGTGCAAGTGTACCTGCTATTAACATCTCAGGTTCAGCACAAGTAACAGGATTTGGAACAAATGCTGTTACAATTTATATTTCTGGTTCAGGAGTTGGTTTTCCCTATTCAGGTTCAGCCGTTATTACTGGATCTTTATTAATCTCAGGTTCTAATCCTTTAGTATTATATCAATTACCTTATCAAGATATTAATTATCTTGTTACATATAATCCAACAACCGGATTAGTAGGATATGTTAACTCTACCTCAGGAACAAGTGGATTTGCTGGTTCTTCAGGAACAGCAGGACAATCAGGTACTTCAGGTACTTCAGGTACTAGTGGTACATCTGGTACTTCTGGTACTTCAGGATTAAGTAAATCATCTGGTACTGCTGGTTCTAGTGGTACTTCAGATACTTCTGGTACTTCAGGTACATCAGGTAGTACAGGTTCATCAGGAGTAGCAGGTACAAGTGGTGCTAGCCAAACAAGTGG